GTCACGCGGATCCGCGTCCAGTAGGCCGCGAGCCCGTCGATCGTCGTCGTGGCCCATGGAGTCGCGCCGCTGATCCCGTAGTGGAGATCCTCGATCGACGACGCGCGGAGAAATAGCGCGCTCGCGTAAAGGTGCTGTTCGTCGACGCTGGCCGCCATCGTGTCGGCCGCGGCCCAGGTGGCGCCGTCCCAATACTCGACGACATAGGCGCCGCCGACACCGGCGCCCACTTGATCGAGCAACAGTCCCCAATGACGAAACGGATTGCTGGCCGCGTCCAATCTAGCGCTCGCGAAATAGATCGCATGGCCGGCGGCGACGGACTGGAAACTAAATACCGAGGCCGACCGCGACGCCGCCGCCGCCGTGACATCGACTAAGCCGCCCGTCGTCGTTGCGTCGGACGTAACGACCTTGATCCCAGCCGAGTACGGCTCGCCGCGGCCCACGGAAAACCCGGATCCTAGCTCAGGAAATCCGAGCGCCTGATCGGCCCCAATCAACCGGCGGCGCGGATCTCGGAGGGAAGTCGCCTCTTGGTTGAAATCTACCACGAAATCCACGTTCTGCGCCGCCGCTGGCGGGAACGAGAACAACGGATCAATGACCGTCGACAACACGCGGACGATCGTCCCTGTACCGCTCAGCGCCGGATCAACGAGTACAGACAGCGTGTTGCCCGCGTAACGGCCACCCGTCGACGTGTACGCCACGCCGTCGGCGGCGATATGGACCGCGGCGGACGCGTTAAATACGTTGGGTGAATAGAGCACCACGGTGGCGGAGCCGTCGAGCCGTATCGCGTCGGTAATGTTGGTGGATCCGCAGTTGTGGCCTTGGCCTTGGTAACGACCCGACGACTCAGCGCGGATCCCGGCGGCGATGGTGCCGGCGCTCTGCGGGATGTGCGTGTCGTCGAGCGCCAATACGCCCGCGGAGCACCGAAACGCGCTAGAAAGACCGCCGCCCTCGACCCTAATCGACCCGCCGATCAATTTGCCGGCGCCGCTTTTGTGGATCCCGTCTCCGGCGCCGGTAGCGCCATCGCCGCGGAAATTGACACCGCGGATCGCTCCGGTCCCCGTCGTGTGTGTCACGCCGGCTAAGGCGCCGGCCGGGACTTGGACCGTGACGCCGATCAGCGCCGCGCCGTCAGAGATCGCTACAATGTCCGCGAGCGCCGAGACGTCGCCGATCGTCGTCGTCGTCCAATGATCGCCGATCAGCGCCGCGCCGGCCGGAATAGTTAGGCCGCTCTCGGCGTAGACCCCGGGGCGCACCTTCACGACGTCGCCAGCGCCGGCGACGGCCAGCGCCGCCGCGACGGTCGCGAACGGTAGATCCGCCCGATCCGCCTGGCCGGTCCCGTCGTCGCCATAGCTGGCGTCGACGTGGATAACGCTCCCTGTATCTAGCGCGCCGCCTCCCGCCGGGAGCGATCCGACGGTGATCCGTTTTTTTGCGTTAGCCGCGGCGGAATCCTCGATCAGTAACAGATCCGCCGCGATCGGCGTCGCTTTGACGGCGACGGCGGCGATCTCCCCGGCGGTATCGTCGTGGATCGCCGATCCGTCGGCGCCGTCGACGACCGACGGCGCCGGATAGGTGCCGGCCAGAGCTCCCGCGGCCGCACCCGTCGGCGGACGCGGATCGCTCGCGTCGTCCAGCGTCGCGTCGGTCACTAGCGCGTTGAGCTCGGCCAGCGTGGCGAACGTGATCGCCGCGATCTTGGTGTCGGCGTCGTCGCGGACCTCGACGATCGCCGCCTGGGCATCGGTCGCCGCGATATCTCCGTCCGGCGAAAACGACACCAGCGCCGCCGAGTAGTCTCCGGACACCGCCAGCACAGCACCGACGCGACCGAACACCGACGCGACCGGCGCCGACGTCGCCGCGATCTCCGCGGAGATCTTCGACGCGCTCCAAACGTTGCCCGCCGTCGTCGCCGCGTCGTCTAACGGCGTATGTTCGGCCGCGACGTAACCCGCAAGCGCGTCGTGATCCAAGATCGCGTTGACCGCGGCGAGATCCGCCGCCTTGGTTGCGTCGGCGTCGTCGGCGTCGGCGAACAGGATCGAATCAGGCAACGCCGGGACACCAGGCGGTGCGGATACGATCGCGATCTGGCCCGGCGCCAACGGGATTTGGTCTAGCCGCATTTGCCGCGACGTCGGCGACGCGGCGGCCTCGTTGAGCAACACGACATCCGAACCGGCCGGCGCGATCGCCGCGGGTAACTCCGAGATCTTGACGAGATCCGTCATGGTGCCAACCCGTCAACAGTGAATCTGTTGGACGCCCCGCTAATCAACAACGCGGCGCCCTCCTCGGTGATTACCACGGCGCCGCCCTCATCGGCCAACACCTCGCCGAATAACGACACAACGTTGACCGTCTCGAGATCTGGATCGGGCGATCCCGGCTCCGCGTCGGGCTGGTAACTCTCGGCCCGCTGAAATCTGAAATCGATCTCGACGAAACCCTGCCAGTCGTCGCCCTCGATCGCGTCCAGACCCTTGCGCGACGTCATCCCGGCGACCTTTTCGAACGTCGCGACGAACAGCCTAGACGTCAACAGTGCCTCTTTGATCGCCAGCTCTACGTCGTCGACGAGATCCGCTAGCGCCTCGTCGCGCCCGTCAAACCCTCCACCGGACGGCAAACGCACCGCCGCGACAACGTGGAGCCGATCGATCGTGCGGAGATCCGCCAAATGGATCGACCGCCCCGACGCCTCCGAGCCCGGCGAAAACACGTTGACCGCGGGGATCTCGTCCTTTTGAAACGGTCGCGCGCGCCCGGCGAACACCGAAACGCCCGGGAGCGTCGCCGGCAAACGCGCGGCCAGCTGGTCGCGCGCCGCGTGCCGGATCTCTTTGGGTGTGAGCGGGGAGATCCGCGCCATCGGGCCCCCTAGGCGTAAGATCCCTGAACTAGGATCAACGCGATCGCTTGCGCGGCGTCCGCCTGGACGTCAACGACGGTATAGACACCGCCCGCCGACGGCCCCGAAGTGATCGCGATCTCGTCGCCGGGTTGCGGCGCGAATAACCCGGCGACGTCGTCGGCGACGATCTCACACACGGGCCGCTGATCGGACACCTCGCCGCCGTCGACATCGCGCAACGTGATCGTGTGCGAGGAATCGAAGATCCCGATCAACGGGCCGCCGGAGGCGTCGACCGATACCGGCGCGCCACCTTTCGGCGTATAGGTTAACCGCGCGCCGAACACGTTTCGGCACGCGCGGTTAACCAGATCTTCGACCGCGCCACGGTGCAACATCAGACGTCGAGGTGCGCCCGCGGATCAATGCGGATCGACATTGCGGTGGTGAGCGTCGCGACCGCCTCGATCGCATGCCCCACAAACCGATTGCCAAGCGCCGTCGAGGTGAGCTCGCCGGGCGTCGCGTCCCAGTAGACCAGATCGCCTTCGGCGAACGAATCGGCCGCCGGCTTGGCGATGTTGGTCCACACGCCGCACATGTCACAAGCGGCCTGCGCGCCGGCGATCGCGTCGTTCATCGGCAACACGAAATAACGGCCCACAATCGCAGGCACCCCGGCGGTAAACCCGCCAACCGGCGCCGTCAATTTGAGAACGTTGCCGCTCAGCAGTTTAGGATCAGCCATGGATCACGCTCCGTTTTGTGTGTGTGTACTCACGCCGATCACGCGCCGGCGTTACGACCGAGGCCGCGCCAATCTTTGACCCCCGCGCCAAAATCCATCGTGGCGCGGATACGCATCCCACGAGTGGAAAAATCGGACTCGACGGCGGTCTGTACGCCTTCGTAACCCTGGAGAAACGCATACTCGACTGATTCGCCGTCGGTACCGAACCAGGCCGTTCCCAGGCCGCCGCCGATCGGGGTCGCGTCGAACTGATCGATCAACGGATCGGCCCAAACGCCGAGGCCGGTAAACGACTCGGTCACTTGTTCGGCGGTGTTGCGAGCTCGAGACTCGACGACAACCCGGCCCAACACCTGGTTAATAAACGTCTCGTTGCCCGTGCCACACATAATGTGGCGCATGCGATGCGGGACCGTCGTCGCGGCGCGGATTCCCTGGCGAGTAGCGAACCGGACGCGCATGTCGTCCGCCTCGGAAATCGAGAAAACCGCCGGGCTCGGATCGTCGTTGATCGACCGCGACGCGGCCGCGCCGTTCGTGAAGACCGGTAGGCCGTCTTCGAGCGTCGGCGGCGTCGTCAACAGGCCGTAGACGGTCTGCCGCATCAGACGGTTACCAGCGGCGCCGAACTTGCGGCCTAGCTCGGTGATCCCGCCAAGCCTGTCGTTGATCATCAGTCGGAACGTCCAACCGAACTGGCGACCGTGCTCGACGACCGCGTAGTGTTCCCGCGCCTCGCCCATGGTTGAAGTCGGGATCTCTTCGCCCTCGACCAGCGGGACGAGATCGTCGGCCTCTCCCATGGTGATATTAAATTTCGACCTGAAATCGACGGCGTCGCTACGCATCGCCCAATTAGTGAAGTTCATCGGGTACTCGTCGTACCCGATCCGGAGCGACGTGTTGAGCGTCTCGGCGAGCAACAACGGGAACGATGAAGTCGTATTCAGCCCGCGGCCGGTGAGCCCGCGAACCCCCATCGCATGCTCGATCACCTCGGCGCGGCCCATGTCGTCGACGCGATACCCGTCGGCGCGGAGACACTCGGCCGCCAGCTGGACCAGCGAGCCCCGGAGCTCATACCGCGCGCCGGCGCCGACGAAATCGAAATCTCGAAGCACCGCCTCGGGAATGTCACCGGTCGCGAACGTCTGGCGCCGGCGCTTGTTCGCGATCAGCGCCGATCTCACCTTGTCGGGAGCCCAGCCTGTCCGATGGCACATGAGCCAGCCCAGCATACCCAGGCCGCGGATCTGCGCCTCGTCGTGGCCGCCAGCGGCAACCCGAACACCGTTCACGAGCGCCTTGCCGGCCGGTTTGTCGGCCGCTTTCGCGGCCCGCTCAAATTCACGATCGCGGATCGCGTCGAACGTCGCCAACGCGCCGCCGCTATCACGCTCCGAGATCCACGCCTCGACGTCGGCGACGCGGGACGATAGGACCGATCCAAGCTTGCGGAGATCCGCCGCGCGCTTTTCCCGCTCGGCGACAATGCGATCCGCCTCAATAGCGGCCAATCGGTGGACCTCGGCCGGATCGGGCGTCGCGACCGTCTCGACCGTCTCGTTTTCGGTGTTTCGGGTCATGCGATCCCCTTTTTGAGTTAGGCCATAAGCCCGGAAGACGGCGCCGTCATCGGCGCCCATGGTGACGCTGGAACCCTCGAACGGTTGCCAGTCGGTAACGTAGTGATGATCGGGGCCCTCGTCGCGCGCGGTGACGTCGGCCGCATATTCGCGGAATCCGACCGACACGTTACGCCGGATCCCGTCGAAGATGTCGCGCACGTGCCGCTCGGCCGCCTCGTCCAGATTGCGCGAAAATACCACCGTTGCGACGAGTTGACGCGCGCCGGTGCCGCCCTCGACGCGCGCCGATCCTTCGACGATCTTACCGATTTGTGCGCGCGAATCGTGGCCGGCATGCTGGACGAGAAACGGGGCGCCGTTGTTCAGGCGATCGAGCCGGATAGACCCCTCATCCAGGCTCAGTTGCTGATCGACAACGGCGCCCTCGCGCCAATTGAACGCTCGAACGGTGTTCGATCGCTCGTCCGATAACACGACGTCGATCGTGCGCGCGTCGGCGTTGGCCGTCGTTGGCTGGATCCCGCCCTCGCGAACGTATAGCGCCTCGATCGGTCGTTGTTTTTTGGGATCTTCCATAGACACCTCGCGCCCCTAACCTACGCGGCCGGATCTTCGTCGTCAACGTTGGCGGCCACCAACGCGTCCAACGCGCTTTGCTGGACCTGGCCGGCAAGCGACGACACGTTGGGCAACGCGTCTAAAACCACGCCGTTGTCGATTGCCCAGGCCTGTAGACGGCGGTGTTCGCCGAGTACGTGTTCGGGATCTTGACCCGTCTCCCGGATCCAATCGCTGAGCGTTAGCGCGCCGGCCCGAACCGCCAGCAATTTCCCGCGGTTTTGTTTCACCGGGTCAACCTGCGGAAACGGCTTGGAAACCCAGCGAACCGGCCCGGCCTCGTCAGGCAAGATCCCGGCCGCTTGCCCGAAATCGACGAACCAACGCCAAACGCGCCGACACCATAGCGGCTCGAGCGCCTCCGTCTGGATCCGCTCGGCCAATCGCCAGAACGAGCCCATACCGAACATGATCGAACTGTAGTTCGTGCCTGAAAGATCCCCCGTCATGAGCTCGTAAGGCAAGCCGATCCCGGCCGCCATCGCGTGGAGATCTGTCCACGCGTGATCTTTATATCCGCGGAATTCCGGCGGCCGATTGAACTCGATCTCTTGGCCGTCTTCGGCATAAACCCACGTGCCGGCCCGGAACCGCTCCATAATGTCGCCGTTCGAGTCGCGTACCGGGTTGATCCCGGTCGGGTCGCCGTTTTCGTCGGGATAGTTGAACGACTCCGACGACCGCACAACGCCCATAAACGACGCGGCGACCTTCGCGCGCAACCGTTCGGCGTCCTGCAACCCCTCGAAATCGCGCAACGCTTGCAAGATCGCGTGAAGGTGCGGCACGCCGCGCGCCTGGCCGGGTCGCACAAACGGTTTGTTGAACAAATGCGCGACGTTGTCGGCCGATAGCGCCACCGTCTCGAGCGGAGCCGCCCCCAAAGGGAGCCCCAACAACGCCTCGCCAGGGTGGCGCCTGAGCATATGATAGGCCGATCGGCGGCCCAGCGCGTCAAACTCGACGCCTTGAATTATCGCGCCGCCGGTGTCGGTGGTCCGGTTGATCGTGTGGTCGCAGTAATCGGCCTCTAATAGCTCGATTTGAACAGGCACCGGCAACCCATCGGACAACCGCCGCGGGCGAACACGGGTGAACGTCTCGCCAGACTCGAACATGCCAAGCGTCGCTTGGGTTTGCGCCGTCGCGAACGTCCCGCCGTCGACGAGGCACACCCGCGCCCAGTCGGCCCACAACGCGTCAATCCGCGTGTTGAGCTCATCGGCCGCGCGCCGCGCCTCGTCGGTGATCGTCCCGTCCGCAGACCTCGCCGGCAGGATCCCGCTTTGTGGCGCCATCCCCGAGACATAGTTCGCCAGCGTCACCAGCGCCGCCGCCCCGTGCGGGTTGTTTCGCCTTACGTCGCGGGACCGTTCGCGAAGCGTGACCATGCCGGCCGATAACTCCGCGTTGCCGCTGGCGCCGGACGTGATCCAATCGCTAGTTCGGCGACCCTTGCGCGCGCCAACGTATCCCGATCGGCCTACGCCGCCGCCACCGAACCAACGCCGCCACCAAGGCGGTTTTTTGGTCTCGCGGTTCACGCCTCGAGCTCCGCTTCGACGTATCCCACACGCGGCCCGCGTGTGCCCCTAAGCGCCTTTGCGACGAAGTCGCGGCGCCGCTTTAGCTCCGACCAAGAGCCGAACTTGACCCGCTTTCCATCGGCCGTCTCGCTCTCGAGTACGTTTTCGACGATCATGCGGTCTAGATGGTCGAGATCGTCAGAGCTAAACGGCATGGATCACCATCGCAAGTCGCCGTCGCCGAACAATTCCGACGGGCGATCGCGTCGGGGCCTATGTTGCGGCGGACTAGGCGACGCGTCAACCCTGGAGCGGTCGCTATCCCGCGCGGCGCGGCGTGCTAGCACCTCGTCAATCACGCGGCCCGACCGCTCGAGACCGATCGCGGCGGCGTACGCGTACACTCGACAGTCCAGCGCCTCGTTACGGCCCCGGCTCGGGCCGTCCGCCGGTAGCGTCCACACACGAAACGCGCGGCCGCGGTGGTATTTCCGCGTCCATTTCTCCGAGGTCAGTTGCTGGAACCACCACAGGCCGCGATCTTCCGGGACGTGGCAAAAGCCCGGCCCCGGATCCGCGACGTCCAAACGCTCATAAACGTGCCGCTTTGCGCGTTTGGTGCCGATCAACTTGATCTTGACGTCCTGCGCCGCCTTGCGCTTAGTTTTCGCCCAATGTTGCGGCCAGATCTCGGCCTCGACGCGATCGCCCTCCGATCTCCCCTTGATCGCCCACACGCGCCGCTTCCAGCGCGGTTTGGCGTACTCATAGACGCGGTGCGCCTCGTAACCCGAATCAATACAAGCGGCCTCGATCCGGAGCTCTCCGCCGCCGCTAAGCGCAAACGTCCGGCGTAACACCGCGTCGAGATCCCGCCACACTTCGCGGCCCGTGGGATCTCCGGCGATCGTCACGTAATCGAGCGACCACGACTCAAAACCAGATCCCCAACCTACGATCTCGATCTCCAACCGATCGGCCTGGACGTCGATCCCCGCCGTCACAAACGCCACCGAGCGCGGGATCTCTTCGCCGAACGGCTCGCGCCGCTCGTATAGCGCCGGAGCGCTCACCGTCCGCCCGTCCGCCTGTCTCCACGTCTGGCCCAACACGGTGTTGACGACGCCGCGTAGACGCGTTGGATCTCCCGCCGCGTCTAAGAATTCGTGAGCGATCCCGGCCCACGACAACCAACCGACGGGACTATAGAGGCTCGACAGATGAAACGATCGAACCGTGCTATCCCGCGGCGTCGTCTCGACGCGTTGATCAACACCATCGGCGCCGCACAAACCGACGGCCCGCAACGCCGCCAACCGTTCGCCCCCCTCGAGCTCGGCAAGCGGCCGCCAAACCCCGCGCGGCAACATCGCCGCCTTGCCCTCGTTGGGGATCTCAACACCACAATGCGGACACACCGCGACGACGCCGTCGGGATCTTTGGTGCCGTCGGGTAGCTCCGGGATCACAAAGATCGCCCACTCGAGCACCAAAAACGCGTCGCAATCCGGACACGGCACCCAATAAGTGCACCGATCGCCCTTCAGCCACCACGTTTGGATCCGCGATCCGTCGTCATCTAGCGGCGTTGACACCAACGCGGTTTTTCTGTCCGGGTAGTTCGTTTGACGTTTCATCGCCAGGTAAAGCGGATCGCCCTCCTGGCCGGCGCTCTCAGGCCAGTTATCGATCTCGTCGCCTATCACATAGGGCACGGGTTTAGATCGCAGACCGGCCGGAGCCCGCGCGCCGGTGATCTTGAGGCTTCCGCCGGGGAAATCCTTCAAGAGCTTGTTGTCCGTCTTCCCGTCGGCGACGCGTTGACCTAGCTCCGGCGTCAGATCAAGCATCGGCTGCAACCGTTGCGCGCTGAAATCGCGGGCGTCGTCTTCGTCGGGCCGCACCATCAAGATCCGCCCCGGCGCGTGGTGGATCCAGTAACCGGCGGTGTTGAGGCAGAGCGCCTCCGTCCCGCCCGTCTGGCTCCCCTTCATCATCGCGACAATCCGCGTCGGGTCGTCGGGTGTCAACGCGTCCATGGGCTCCCGTAGATACGGCGTGCGACTCGTGCGCCACGGACCGGCCTCGGATTCGTCGTCGGGCAAGATCCGGTGACGGTCCGCCCATTGCGACACCGTCAACCGTGGAGGCGGCCGTAACGCGTCGAGCAACGCCGCGCGGAGCCTCTCACGCTGTCTCGACATCGCCGTCCGCCATCAATAGCGCCTCGTCGATCAACGCCGCCAACCTATGGCGCAACCCGTGGACGTCGGAGATCTCGAACAACAACGCCGCCTCTCGAGCCGGGATCGCTCTTAGTCGATTCCGTAACGTCCGCAACACGCCGAACTGTTCGCGCGCTACCTCATCGATCGCGATCACCTCGCCGCGTTTTTGCGCGAGACGTAACTCGGCGAGATCGGCGTCCGCCCGCATCTTGCGCGCCCGCTCCGCGTTCAGGCTCGCCGTCGGCGACGTCGCGGCGGCCCGCTCCAATAGCGATCCGATCGGCCCGTTCGGGCTGTTGCTGCGGGGCATCGCTAACTCATCCCAGGCGCGATCGGACGCGGCAACGTCGATCATACGCGAGCCGCCCCGAACACGGGCGACGATCCCGCGCTTTTCCGCGTCGTTGACCGCCTGGCGGGAGATCCCGCGGTGCTTTGCGTATTCGGCCGCCGTAGCAAGCCGGCCGGCTTTTCGTTTTCTCTTAGTCATTGCGCGGGGTTAGCGTCTCGCGCGTCGTTGCAAGCGGCGAAAAAAAGATCAAAAATTGTCGGAGATTGCACGCGAGCGGTACC